TATGAAACTACTCCAACTTTTCAAAAAATGGTTCACTATTAAAGAAATATATCGTTGTCCTTATTGTGAGTTTAAGACTGATAGTAAACGAGGACTTGAGATACATAAGGGGAAGATGCATAAGTGGAAAAAAAGTGATAGCATGTTAAGTGAATGAAAAAGATAATAAGCTGTCCATATTGTGAGGAAAAGGGATTGAAGCAGAATCTAGCAGAGTTATTACCAAGTGGACTAATAGCGGTGATGAGAAGAGGACATGGTAAATATGCAGAATATACTATAATTGGTGGACCAGAGCTTTTTATAATTTGCGGTCAATGTGGTAATAAGGTTTATATTAAAAACTATAAACTAATAAGGAAATGAAATATCTAATATCAGGAGCAAGCGGATTTATAGGCAGTTCTTTATATTTTAAACTTCTTGAATTAGGACACGAACCAAAAGCTATTCCAAGAGATATTCTTTATAACTATTTTTCATTAAAAGAGTTTTTTGAACTAGAAAAACCAGATTATATAATTCACTTGGCCGCTTGGGGCAATCACTCTACACAAACAGACTTCGACAAGATAATTTCTTCAAACATTGACTTAACAATTAACCTTCTTCAAGCCTCAAAAGACATTGATTATAAGGGATTTATTAACATCGGCTCATCTAGTGAATATGGAACTAAGAAAGGGGAAATGAGTGAATCTGATTTCCTTGAAACAGATACATATTACGGAGCTAGTAAGGTTGCTACAACTTATTTAACCAGAGCTTTTTCTAAACAGGAAGATAAACCAATTGTAACAATACGCCCGTTTTCAGTTTATGGGGAACTAGAGGCTAAACATAGATTTATTCCAACTGTTATTATTTCAGCTCTTGAGGACAAAACCTTTGATCTAGCAGAAAAACCAATGCATGACTGGATTTATATAGATGATTTTTTAAACGGATTGTTATTGGTTGCAGAGAATATTAATAACTTAAAGGGTCAAGTAGTTAACATAGGAACAGGAAAACAATATTCTAATTTAGAAGTTGTTAAGTTAATAGAAAAAATACACGGAGAAATTAAATATAATACTAATGAGAAATTGAGATCTTATGATAGCGGTTGTTGGGTGGCAGATAATAATAAATTAAAATCATTGGGCTGGAAACAAAAATATTCATTAGATCAAGGACTTAAAAAAACCTATGAATACATTAAAGGATCTTAAAAAAAGAGTCTTAGAATTAAGTTATGAGAACGAATTAACCCATATAGGGTCGTGTTTAGACGCTTTACCTATTATTTATGATATATACGCCCAAAAACGCCAAGACGATATTTTCGTTTTATCTCAAGGACACGCAGGGCTTGCTTTATATGTAATTTTAGAGGAGTTCTACAGTAGAAAAAACGGCTTTTACGGGATTGACGCACAAAACCTATTTAACAAACATGGCACTCATCCAAACAGAGATTTAGGACAAGGGATATTCTGTTCAACTGGTAGTTTAGGTCATGGGATTGGGATATCAGTAGGAATGGCACTAGCTAATAGAAAAAGAGATGTTTACTGCCTAGTTAGCGATGGAGAATGTGCCGAGGGGCTAGTCTGGGAGTCTTTAGAACTAGCTTATAAATTAAAACTATCTAATTTAAAGATATATCTTAACCTAAACGGATATAGTGCTTATGATAAAGTAGAAAGTGAAAGATTAATTAATAAGTTAAAGGCCTTTGGATTCCCTATTAAAATATATAAGTCAAAACAGTTAGATGTGCCGTTTTTAACTGGATTAGAGGCTCATTATCACAAAATGAGCATTGGAGATTATCAGCAAGCAGGAGAAAAACTCTATGAAAAAGCATGATTCAATGAGAGGACACTTTGCTTACTATTTACACAAATTAATGATTGATGAGAATATTTATTTAATATTTGGCGACTTAGGCTATGGAATGTTTGACCAATTAAGAGAAGACTATCCAGATAGATGTATTAATACAGGTGCAGCAGAGCAGGTTATGCTAGATTTAGCGATAGGACTGGCACTAGAGGGGAAAATACCTGTTGTTTATTCAATTACTCCATTTTTACTTTATAGACCATTTGAATCAATAAGAACTTACATTAATCACGAAAACATTAAAGTTAAATTAATAGGCGGTGGACGGAACTACGATTACAAACATGATGGAATGAGTCATTTTGCACATGATGATCAGTTATTTATGCAACACTTTGAGAACATAAAAAGTTTGTATCCTGACAAAAAGGAAGATGTAACATATAATTTTGTTAAGGAAATGATATATAACAATAAACCCACTTACTTAAATTTATCCAGATGAATACAACTTTAAAAATACTAAACAAAGTAAACGGAGCTAACGAGGTCATATTTGAATATGCAAAGAAGCTAACAGATAATCCAGTTGCAGTATTAATGGGGATAGCTTATGGTGGTGAGGTTGAAGGAATTGCACAGATGTGGAAAGATTGTGGAAAAGTATACGGATTTGATACATTTGAAGACAAGCACCCAAGCCATTTATCAAGCAATAAAGATTCATTCCCAGCTAGATGTATGGATCACTGGTACAACCACAAAGATTATGGAACTGATGAGCTTAGATATGAATATCAACGATGCGTATTAGATTCACTAGGACTTAGTAATGCAATTTTAATTAAAGGTGAAGTTAACAAAGACAGTTGCGGGGACATTGAAAAGATAGATTTAGCTTTCTTAGACATGGATATGGTAGAGAGCATGAGTACAGGCTTTGAAGCAGTAAAAGATAAGATAGTAGAAGGTGGATATTTATTTTTACATGACTGTCAGAATATAACCGAGGTTGGAGATTGGTGCAGAGAAGTAGTTATGAAGGATAAAAGATTTAAAAAAATAGATCAATGGGATAGAGAGTTATTAACAGGTTTTAAAAGAAATGAGAGTCTATAAAATAGATAATCGCTGTATGCTTAAAATAGGTGATGTAAGAGATTCACTAAGAAGAAGATTTGGGAGTAAGAAAGTAGATCAATTTGATAACTATATCAAACGCAAAGCAGGGCTAATGGACGGTAACTCATTTTACATATTTAAAATTGATTACGACAAGTTTATATCTGGATAGGGGAGAGAAGGGGATTAATTAACGCATTATTATGGCAAAAAGACAAAGCAACCTAGATCCAAAACAAGCTGAATTCTTATCCTGTTATATGAATCCAAAAAGTGAAACATTTGGCAATGCTTTACAATCAGCTCTTAGAGCAGGTTATTCAGAAGAGTATGCTAGCAACATTACCAATTTAATGCCCACTTGGCTATCTGAAAACATCGGAAAGTACAATAGACTGATGAAAGCGGAAAAAGTGCTTGATGAAATGTTAGACATGGATATTTTAACAAAGGATGAAACAGTAGATAGTGCTTTAGCAAAAATAAAACAAGATACTGCTAAGTTTATAGCTGAAACTATTGGCAAAGACAGAGGATATACCAAAAGACAAGAAATGACGGGAGCAGACGGCAAGGATTTAACAGTTCAAATTATCGAAGACACAGAGTTAAAAGATGCCAACAGTCAAACTTCCGATTAAAAACTTTGATAAACAAAAAAGTATTTTTGATTCCCCAGCTAGATTTAAAGTTGTTTCTAAAGGCAGAAGGTTCGGACTGACTAAAGGTGCAGCTAATGATTTCATATTAGAAGCATTAAAAGGAACTTTTAAACGTGGACTTTGGGTTGATGTTATTAACGCTAACATTGATCGTTATATTGATCGCTACTTCATGCCCACTTTAAAACTCTTACCAGATGATTTTTACGAACGGAGAAGACAAGACAAGATTTTATACATTAAAGATTCTTATATTGACTTTAGATCAGCTGACAAACCTGAGAGTATTGAAGGATTTGGTTATGATAAGGCATTTTTAAACGAGGCAGGTATTATTTTAAAGAATGAGTATTTATGGAACAACGCTATTCGTCCAATGTTGTGGGAGTATAAACCCCAGACTGTAATCGGAGGTACGCCAAAAGGCAAAGGACTTTTTTATGAACTTTATCTAAGGGGTCAGGACAAAGGACAAAAAGATTACGAGTCATTTCATTTTACATCGTTTGATAATCCATACTTAGATGGAGTACTTTTAGAGCAAGAGATTAAATCAATGCCTGAAACGATTGTTAAACAGGAGATTTACGCCGAGTTCTTAGACGATACAGGTGTTGTATTTAGAGGCACAAGGGCAATAGCAACAGCACAGCCTCAAAAACCAGAAAAGGATCATGTTTATGTTATGGGTGTAGACCTAGCCAAGCATGAAGATTTTACAGTTATCACCGTTTATGACAGAAAAAACAACACTCAGGTTTATCAGGACAGGTTTAATCAGATAGATTGGAACTTACAGAAAAAAAAGATTTTCACAATCTGTAAAACGTACAATAACGCTTTGTGTGTTTTAGACGCAACTGGTTTAGGTGATCCTATTGCCGATGATTTAGCTAGATCAGGAGTGCCAGTTGAACCATTTAAATTAACCAATCAATCCAAAAAAGAACTGATTGAAAAGCTAATTATCTGGATAGAACAAAAAAAGGTTAGAATGTTAGCTTTAAAAGAAACAGTTGACGAGTTTAATTCTTTTACGTATGATGTTACTAGAACTGGTAGAATACAATACAACGCTCCTGTAGGCTTCCATGATGATATAGTTATCGCACATGGTTTAGCTTTATCTTCATTATCACCAATTTACAAGAAACAAGAACCAAAGGAATTAACTCTGGTTCAGAGAAAGTTAAGAGAACAAATTAAAACAAAGGAGCAAGACGATGGCTATAACATATACTTCTGAAGAAGAAGCCCTCTATTTCATTGAAGACATTTTAGACAGATGTCAGATTCCTTTCTTTTTACTTGGTAAAGCTGCTAAAAATGTTGTTGAAAATCAAGACGCAGATTTTGAAACAGATATGATTGAGGTTGGTGTTAAAAAGAATCATCTAACAGAGTCAGGTTTTAAAGCTCTTAAAATGTTACTTTCTGGTCGTGAAGTAGAGTATACAGATAAAAAAATAGAGTTTGAACACAAAGACATGAAGATAGTAATTAAGATTATCCAAAAGAATTGGGATGTTTTAAAGAACCCAAACCAAGTGTTTTATAGAATGACCCATTTTAGAGTACCTAATCCATTTAAAAAGTATTGGAGTTTTAAACAATTCGTAAGATGACAGAAATATTCTTTTTTATCCTCACACTAGCTATTCTTGGCTACCATGCTTGGTATGTAAAGCAGCATGATCAAGAAACAAAAATGCTGACTAAAGCATTACTAAGTAAAGATCTAAAAGATTTTACAGAATCAGAGATTAGAGAAAAGAAGGTTGGTAAACAAGAGCCACCAAAAAATGAATTGATTGAGCTCAACGACTTGTCAGACGAACAGTTTGGCAAGGTGATTACTAACCAATTAAATGACAATGGCTAAAAAACTACATTCAGAAATAATACCAACAGGACAAATATACCGTCATATTGAAAACTTAATGGAAGGTTATAAGAAACAGCGATCCTCTTTTGAGAGGCGTTGGTATGATAACAACTTCTTTGATGACGGCTATCATTTTAGGTTCTTGTCAAGATCAACTGGTAAAATTGTTGACCTTTCGGCTAGAGCCTCACAAGTTTCCCCTCAAAGATCTATCCCAAAATCATCACGTCAAATTAGAGGAGTAGCTTCGCTTTTACTAGCTCTTGAACCATACCCAGTTATTTATCCTGAGCCTGTCTTGTCCAATAATTTTCAGGACAAGCAAGAATATGTGGCGGCTATGGCTACAGCTAAAGATATTGCCAAACGCACAGGTCATTGGGTAGAGGAACAATGGGATGAGTTGAATATTGATCCAAGATTAATGCAGATGATGATTTTAGCTGCCAAACATAGCGTTTCATTTATGCAGATTTGGGCTGACCACGATAGTGAGGATTTTAAAGCTAAAGTATTTGATGCCTTTGATATTTATTTAGACGGATCTAACGATTCAATCTATGAGTGTCCTTCTATTACTAAAGCAACGCCTCAACTAATTAGCAAAATAAAAGCTAATGATTACTATGACGAAGAGGAAAGAGTTAAGTTAAGTCCAGATAATAAATACGCTTCAAGTGAAGTCAAACAAGCATACATGCAGACTAGATTCGGATTTGATAAGGACGCAGGAAAACAACCGACCATTATATTAAAAGAATCTTTTGTTAAAGAGTACATCTCAGAAGAAAACCTAGACAGGATTAAATACGATGACAAGGATAATAACTGTTTAGAGGGAAGAAATAAGGGTGATCCAATTATTAGACAGACGTTCTCAACTTCAAACGGAACGCTAAAAGATACGTATACTTCTCTAAGTGAGTATCCATTTGTTGACTTTAGATTTGAGCCAGGACATATTTATCAAGTGCCTTTAATTGAAAGATTCATTCCTTCTAACAAGTCATTGGATATTGCAGTTTCAAGGATTGAAGGATTTGCTAACACCATGGTTACAGGTATTTACCAAAAGAGAAAAGGTGAAAATTACCAGATATCTAACATACCAGGCGGACAAGTAATTGAGTACGAGGCTACTCCATTACAGCAGATGAATTTGCAGAATGTTCCTTCCTATATGTTTAACTTTATTGAGCTATTAAACTCATTTATTGAAGAACAGGGGGCTACTACCTCGACACTTGGTAAGTTGCCAACAGGAGTAAAATCAGGTGTTGCTATTGAGGCTATTAAAGCTACCGAATACGCTAATTTAAAAATCCCAACAGATCAGTTTAAAGATACAGTCAAAGAAATAACCAAGAGATTACTTGAATTAGGTGATACATATTATTCAGAGCCAGTTGATGTGATGAGATTAGATAGTGGAGAACCTGACTACTTTACGGTAATTGGAAAGATTGGAGCAGAAAAACGCCAAGAGGCAGGATTATCAACCAAGGGCATGACAGTATTAAACAAGGATTATAAGGTTAGAATTGAGATCGAATCAGGGTTAGGTTACACAGTTGAGGGTAAAAAGAATACTATGATTCAGATTGTCGAATATATGACCAAACTTGCTGAAATGGGGATGATTCCTCAAGAAGCTGTTAAACAAATGACTCAGAAATTCCTAGAGATATTCCAATTCGGTTCGACTCAAGAGTTTATGGACGCCTTTGAAAAGGGAGAGCAGTTACCAATGCAAGACAACCAACTACAACAGATGAAAATTGCATTACTTGAGGTATTAAAAGACACGGGAGCAGTTGGCGAGCAACAACAACAACAATCAGTAGACGCAACTAAGGTCGGTGTAGTAGAAGCTATGAGGGATTTAAATGCCACTTAATAAAGGATCAAGCAATAAAACAGTTATTCAGAACATTAAGAAATTAATGTCAGAGGGATACCCCCAGAAACAGGCTGTAGCTATAGCTTTATCTAACTCTAAAAAAAAGGAAGACAGTCAATCAGTAGCTAAAATAGCATTAAATAAATATAAAGAATCAAAATGAAAAACCCAAACAAATTAAAAGATAGTATTGCAGTCGAAGTTTACAAAGAAGATGACGATAGACAAAAGGAACGGGAATCTTTATTAAAGAAGACCCCTGATAATGAGCTAGTTAAAAAGATGGTTGAGAAAAAAGACCCAGAGGAAAGAGAAAAAAAGTGGGATGAGTGGTCAATAATAGATGACATTGTTTGTTGTGCTAGAGATATGTACATGGAAAATGACAAAGATAAAAAAGAGGTCATTAAACTAATGATAGACGCATTAAACAGCAGTGTATAAGTGATATTTGACATGACGAAGATTTAACATTATTATTAAATTAACAAGTTTAGCAAAAGAGCTATCCGAAAGGATGGCTTTTTTTATTATTAATAACAGAACAGTCCATATAGGAACTGTCTAAGGAGGCACAAATGGCAGAATTAATTGAGAAAGAAGAGGGAAAAGAGGTAGAACAGGCAGAAGAGCAGGAGATAGAAAAAATTAAGTTAGGGGAGGAAGAATACACACAGGATGAGTTACAAAGATATGTTGAGTTAGGGAAAATAGGAGTTGAAGCAGAAGAAAAATACAACACTAAGTTAGATAAGGTATGGCCAGAGTTTAGTAAAAAATCAAACGAACTAAAGGAGGCACAAGAAAAACTAGAGCAGTTACAAGAACAGATTGAACAAAAGGTAGAAAGTGGCGAACAAACCCCAGATGAGGGGATAGAGAAGGCAAGACAGGCTGCTAAAAAATTGGGAATTGTAGTAGATGAAGACTTTGAAGACATGATGGGTAAGAGTTTTAGAAAATATTACCTACAAGAAAGGAGTGCAGAAAAATTATTGGAAACAGCTCAGAGTTTAGAAAAAGAAATAGACGGAAAAGATGGACGACCCAAGTTTGACACAGAAGAAGTCCTAACATTTATGAGCAACAATCCTGGGTTTAAAGATCTTAACAGAGCTTATGAAGCCATGCACCCAGAAGAGATGGCAGAGTGGAGAGCCAATAAAATATTAGAAGGTAAGAAAAAAGGGTTAGTTACTCAAGAAGACACGCAAAGTAATAAAACTCCAGAAGAAGTAAAAGTTAACAGAGGAAATTTAAAAGACTTAATTAGCGAAATAGTCAATCAATAAGATCCCATGGGAATATTAATTTGTAAGCATATAGAAAGGAGGTAAAAATATGTCAGCAATTCAACTAACAAATGTGTCAGATGCCCTTGAGAAAGTTATTCAACCTTTTATTCAAGACAACTTTGAAAAAACAACTCCATTATTGGATCAATTAAAAAGAAACGATAATGTAGAATTTTTCAATAACAACTTCTACGCCCCAATTAGAACCTCTCGTCATGGTGGTATTACCAACCTGGCTGATGATGGTAATAGTCTGGTAAGCGGAAAGGCTGGTCTTGATCAAGCAAATGTTGGAGTTAAAATTCTAACGGGTACTTTTGATATTTCTAAATTAGTCTTAGATGCAACCAAAACCAGAAAAGGTGCAGTGGAAAACCAACTGACCTTTCAGGCGGAAACATTGACTAACGATTTCTCAAAAGACGTAAATAGACAATATTACTCTGATGGTGTTGGTGTTCTAGCTCAAGTCGCAGGTTCTAGTGGTGCTGGTACTATGACAATTCAAGTTCCAGACGCTAACCTAGATGATGATAGCGGTGCTACTTGGTATGGCGAAGTTAATGGAGATGTGGCTGCAGGAAAATACATTCAACCAGGAATGGTTCTAGGTATTGGTACAGCAGGAGCAGATCTAGGAACTGTGTCTACTATTAGTGGTACAACTGTCGTTATGACTGGTTCTCCAGCTATCGTTGCCTATGATACGATTTATCGTGTCGATGGAAGCGGTGAAGGAGCAGGAACTAGCGAAATCCAAGGAATGAGAGCAGGTTTATCCGATGGTACTGCAGATTATGCAGGTGTGCCAAGATCAACTTATGGATGGACTCCTCAACTTGGTACAGCTTCAGAAGCCTTAACACTATCCGAAATGGAAGATAAATACATTTCAGCTAGAGAGTATTCAATGCCAGGAGATCGTTATGCGATCTTTGTCAATAAAACTCTTTACAAGAAATACGGTGATATCTTAACTGCTCTTCGCAGAACAGTTAACGAAACCGATTTACTTGGTGGCTGGACTGGTTTGGAATTCCAAGTCGGTGCAGGTAAAGTAGGCGTCTTCCTTGACTATGACGTTCCAGATGGCGAGGTTTTAATCGTAAACCTTGACTCTTGGACTGTCTGTGAGGTATCGCCAATGTCTTGGCTTGAAGGTCCAGACGGGAAGCCAATGATCAGACGACGTGATTCAATCACCTATCAAGCTACTATGGTATGGTTCACAAATCTTTTGTGCCGTGTCCCAGCAGCTAACGGTAGATTAGTCCAAAAGACTGATTAACCCTTCGGTTTTGGCGGTAACCTAAAAACCGCCATGGGGGCTACAGGAGCGTATCAGTAAGTTCAAGTCTTACAGCCTCCACATGACCGATATAAATATATCAGCTAAAGATCAACACAGGTTTTCTAAACCAGATCCTGATTTTAGTGCAAAGAGAAATAGGGATATTATAAAAAGAACTATTGAAAACGCAGATAAAGTCAGAGAGAAAAACAAAAAAGAGTACAAAGAAGGTTTGCTTGAAAGATCAGACCTAATTTACTCTTATATAAACCACATATATGGTGCTGGTGGCAACGGTGATAAAACTCTATACGATTATGCAGGAAGAGAGAATGTTATGAGGTTGCTTGGAGAACAAAAAAGACGTGAGATTATGCAGAGAAAATTTATATACGGTCAAAATATTAATAATATAAAGGAATAAAATGCCATTAAAAAGACATTATATTGACTTCCAGAAGCAGACTAATAACAAGGTAACGCCAGATGAGATTGATAGATACGAACAGTATCAGGTCATCAATCCTGCTATTAGCACTACTTTCTTTGGAAGTGCTACTGAAGGAACGGTTGGTGAAGTAACAGCTATTGGACTTGGGAATACTGTTGCTGACTATCCTAGAAACGTAGTCGCTGTGTTTACTGGTTCAGCTTCCGTTAGCGGAACTGTAGCTGTTACAGGGAAGAATCAGTTTGGAGAAACAATTACTGAGAGTTTAGGATTGGCTCAAGGAACACAAACAGCAGGATTTGGAGTTGGTACTAAAGTATTTGCTGAAGTTAGTGCTTGTACCGCTACTATGGGAACTGGAGTATCTGGAACTGGTACTGTTAGCCTAGGTGTTGGAACTGCTAAAGCTACTTTACTATTTGGACTTCCAGCCAAGATTGGAGCTGTTAGCGATGTTAAGGCTATTACATGGACTAATTCAACTGGAGTTGCTATTCCAATTAACGGTGGAACAGTTGCTTCAGCTACGTATGTTGACACAGGAGTACACGCATTTAGAGGATCTGAAGACTTAGAGGGAACGACTACTTACTCAGTGTTATTTAAACCAAGTTACTACACGGACAGTTTAGCATTGATGGCTAATCTTTAATGTGTTAAAGTAATATTAATAAAGGCTCGGATTTAAACACGCACGCACCTTTGTCCGAGCCTAGGTGCGTGTTTGTTTAATAATTAGATACACAACATGCATGGATTTTTCTTCAACGACTTTAAAAATACCTATATGCCTGAGATCCTAAAAGAGATCTACAGAGATAAGGTATACGACCCCTTTATTAAAAAAGATTCAGTAATAGCAGACTTTGGAGCAAATATTGGACTTTGGACTTACTTTGCTTCTAGTTTTGCCAAGAAGCTCTATTCAATAGAGCCAACAGAGGCTCATTTTGACTGTTTAACTAAAATGGTGAAGCAGAATAAGCTAGATAATGTAATCCCCCTGAAATTAGCCATTTCACACGAGAATGGAGAGGCTGACTTTTATCATAGTGAAAATTCTACTATGAACTCACTAATGAAAGAGGTTAGTAACAAAAATGAAAAGGAAACTGTTAAAACTTTAACTTTAGATAGATTCATGGATGACAATAATATTAAACACTTAGATTTTATTAAGGTTGACATTGAAGGAGCTGAGGCTAAAGTTTTTGGATGTGGTGCATTTGATAAAGTTAAGGACAGAATAGACATAATTATGGGTGAGTTTCACGTATGGTCAGGAGTTAACCCTAATCAATTTGCAACTTATTTCAAAGATAGAGGCTTTGATTTTAGGTGGCTTAACGCTACAGAAGCGTCATTATTTATTGCCCAAAGGAACAAATGAAAATTATAGCTTTCACGATTGCCGACCAAAACAATCAAGTTCATGCTGATAAATTAGAAAAGTCATTTCATCACTTCCACCCAGATATAGAATTAAAAGTTTACTCTGAAAAAGACATCGGAAACAAAATAAACTATTATCGATCTACTCCAATGTTTGCTAAGGATTTAATAGATGAGTATGACCTAGTTTTAAAGTTAGACTCAGATCAACTTGTAGTGGGGAACTTAGATTTTATCTTTGACAAAGGATATGATGTAGGAACAGTATTAAACTTCAATAGGGTAGATCCACCTAAATATGGTAATGTGGCTGTTTTTGATATCGCTCCAACCGAGTATATGAACTGCGGACTTGTAGCGATGAGGTCTAAAAGATTCATAGATCATTGGTGGGATTTATGTAACTCTAATCACTTTAATAATCTAAAATATAAAGAACAGGATTTATTAAACGTACTAGTTCATTATGGGGATTATGATATTACTTGTTTTGACTTCCCAGATCAGGCTTATAAATATAGTGCGTGGCATGGGCTTATTTCTAAGGGTGAATATTTAAAAATGGAGATGAGAAACGGTAAACTTATTTTGCCAAAGGCTAAAGATAACTACCCAGAGCAAGACAAGGAGATTAAGGTCTTGCACTCCGCAGGCGGTGGGTTTGAGAAACGTATAGGCGATTCATATAGAAGACTATTTAATGAGGAAGTTATTAAATACATTGATTCACTAATAAAATGACAAAAAGAAAACTAAGAATACTTTTTAACTCTAATGCTCCGTTTGCTCCCTCTGGGTATGGTCAACAAATGGCTGATATACTACCCTTAATCAAAGAATATGCCGATGTGGCAGTTGTTTGTTTTTTTGGTCTTCAGGGTGGAACAATAGAATGGAATGGGATTAAGTGTTACCCCAAGATTGCCGATCAATGGGGTGCTGACGCTATGGTTGAACATGCCAAAGACTTTAACCCAGATTGTGTTATTACCTTGCAGGATATCTGGACTCTTGATCCTAACATGCTAAAACAGGTTAAGAATTGGATTCCTATTGTGCCAATCGACCATGAAAATGTAGTGCCAGCAATAGAACAAAGACTTAACATGGCATATAGAGTTATAACTTATTCTAAATTTGGAGAGGAACAGCTTAATGACATAGGGATTCACAGTACATACATCCCTCATACAGTTAATACTAAGTTGTTTAAAAAACAAGATAAATTAAAGATAAGAAAATCAATTGGTATACCAGAGGATTATTTTGTATTTGGTATGGTGGCCGCCAATAAAGACAACCCACCTAGAAAATCATTCCAACAGGTGCTTGACGCTTTTAAAATGTTTAACAAAGCTCACCCAAAGAGTGCAATTTATTTTCACACAATACTTGAGCAATCTAAGGGATTCCCGATTGAAAGATACTCTAAATTTTTAGGGATTGATAAGTTTGTCTACAAACCCAATCCATACGATTTACTATACAAGATTACCAAAGAACAAATGAGTAATGTTTATTCAAGTTTTGATTGTCTGCTTGCTCCTTCTACCAATGAAGGATTCGGCGTGCCAATGGTTGAGGCTCAATCATGCGAAGTACCCGTAATTGCGAATGATATTACCGCCATGCCTTATAACTTAATAGACGGAAAAACTGGTTATCTAACTAAAGTTGCGTATAAAAGGTTCACTCCTTTAAATGGATATATCGGTATTCCTGACACTCAATCAATTTATAATTCTATGGAAAAAGTTTATAAAGCCGATAGAGAAAAAATGGGTAAAGAGGGTAGGAAGTTTGTCAAGAAAAACTATGATTTAAATAAAGTATTTAATGAGAATTGGCTTCCATTTATTAAAACGCTTGAATCAGAGCTAATTGACAGTTAAACAATACTGTATTAAATTAAAGATAGTATCTGTGTATTTAGAGCACCGATTTAGTTCGGTGCTTTTTTTATTTATTATAAGGAATATATGCAACCAACAAGTGGTTTTCAATACAAAAGAGTTAGTGGTACAGCGGCTGGAACAACCGTTATAAAAGCCGATTATGGCTTTCTAAAGGGGATTGTTATTGGTCAGAACAAAGAAGGAACTATCACATTCTATGACAATGCTAGTGGAACAAGTTCTGCAAGTCTTTTATCTGTAGTTAATAATAACGCTGGGTCTATCCCAACAAATATTAATTTTGATATGAGATTTAAAAATGGACTTGTCGCAGAGCTAGGAGGTACTACCGACATGTTAATTATTTATCAATAAAGGAACTATGAAAGACTATTTAAAACTTAACGGCGTTGTCAGATACAAATTATTCGATGAGAACGGGAATCTAAAACAGGAGGGAAAGAGTAATAATATTGTTACTTATCAAGGAGCAAAATATTTTGTTGACCAACTAACAGACGCAGGAGGTGGAGCTGTTGATTTAATTGCTCTTGGAACTGGAACAGCGGCGGTAGGAACTGGTGATGTTTGGGTTTCTGGTCCATTCTCAGCAAACGGAAGTGCTACGGGAACATCTGGCGGAGTGAGTGCTGCAACTAATGCAGGTACACCAGAAAGTATTGAATATGTTGGTACTTTCGACGCTGGATATGCCACCGAGGATGGTATTACCAGAGCTATTCTTACGAATTTAGATCCTTCTGCTGACGGAAATGGAACTCCAAATGGCTCAACTACGTTCTGCGTGGCTCATGGAACGATTGATCCAACCGTTAATAAAGGAGCAAATGATACTTTGGTTGTTACTTGGAATATTGCTTTGTCAGGATCATAGATTCTATGTAGATTAAATGCCAATAACATATAATGAATCAGGGATAGAATACTCATCAGCCGTTTATTATTATAACGGTGATGCTGTTGCTGTCTTATATGAAAGGGCTATTAGCGACTCACTTAATTTAACCGATTCTTTGTTTAGAAGTTTTACCAATAGAGTAAATATATTAGATTCACTTAATTTAACTGATTCTGTAGACAGAAACTTCGTTCATAAAACAAATATTAATGACTCTCTTGATCTTACTGATGATATTTCTAATGCAACTCTCATAGTCGCAAGAATTAATGATACCCTGTCGCTAGTTGACGATGTTGTAAGAAATTATCAGGGAGCTAGATCAATCACCGATTCTCTTAATTTAACCGACAGTATTGAGAGAGCTATTGATTATGACAGGGAGTTGATTAGCGGATTAAGTTTAACTGATGATTTAAATGCGGCGTTGACTATCAGAAGACAACTTGCCGATACATTAGATTTACTAGATGACTTACAAAAATCGTTAGAATACTCAAGGAATTTAACCGACTCAGTAGCCTTAGAAGATCAGATAAACATTCAAATACAATTACTAAGATCAATTAATGATACTCTGGGATTAACTGACCAAATTGATTTAAGCAAGATTCAGTATATTAATATTAACGATACCCTAGATTTAAGCGATAGTTTAAGACGTTTAGTTAGATTTGTTGGTAGAACTGTTACCAAGTTCGAGGAAATAAAAGACATTAAGCCTTTAATGCTAAGTGTTGAGAATACTAGATCTGGATTTAAAAGTGTTATTACAACCAAACCTCATAATATCTCACAACAAAAAACAATTGCTGTTTTTCAAGAATCAGATATAACTTATAATGAAAGTACATTAATTTATAATCAAGTCGGTCAAGTTTATGGAGGGAGTGGGTTTGGTGAACCCATTGGACAAACTCCAAGCCAACTTGATGAATTTAAACCAACAATACTATCTATCGGAGAAATATGATCATAAAAGTACAAAACAATCTAGCCGATCAGGCTTTTAAAACATTCTTATCAAATGGAGAAGATTCTGGAACAAGTGTTCTAAGAGTCAAAAATGTTAACGGATTTAGTGATAACTGGGCAATTCAAATAGGTAAAACAGGTGAAGAGAAGTCAGAGATTAAGGTTATCTCAACTGTAGGCACAGCTTTAAATACAAGTGCAAATATTACCTATGATCATCCTGCTGACACGCCTATTTATGGGATTAAGTACGATCAAATAGTTTTTACTAAGTCTAGTTCTGGAACAGCTGGAACAGCTACACCTATTTCAAATGGTACGATTTCAATTACCCCAGATGAAACATTCACACAATTTGACGACACATCTGGAGCAGCTGCGGACGCATATAGAACTTATTTTAGGAACTCCGTTACTACCGATACATCAAGTGAGTCTGACTGGATTACCTCAAGTGGATTTGATTTTTATTCAAAAGCTAAAATTAGACAAAGAATTAAAGATAAACTAAGAATCCAAGGGTTAATTAAAAACGATGACATAGTTGACGACTGGATTAATGAGTGGTTGGAAAATTTAACAAATAGTGCAATTAAAGTAAATAAGTCATATTCTCTTGGAACTGCTAATGTTGCATTTGGTACAGATGGTCTAGGAACTGTAACAGAAACCGACTTCAAGTCATTTAAGAGATTGTGGATTGATTATGACGGAGTTAATAAGTACAAGGCTACAAGTTTGGACATAAGTCAGGTTGATCCAAACGAAACTTTTGTTGACTCTCACCCTTATTATTCTTGGAGGGGAAGCAATGTATTTGAGATTCACCCACCTGAAAGTGGTGGAACTGCCCAGATTATTTATTCTAAAAGGTCTGTTTTATTAGATGATGATACTGATACTTTACCGATGTTTTTAAGATCTTATACAGGTTCGTTTGTTAATTATTGTGTAAGTGAGGCTTACTACTCTGATAAACAGACTGATTTAGGAGATAGATATCTAAGCAAAGCAGAAAACGGAAAACAGAACTTTATCTCAGAAATTACCCCAAGAGATCAGACTGGAGTACAGACTATTGAAATAACTAACGCCATCTATGGCGAAGATGAATATTACTTTTAAACATGAGAGAAAAATACAGTAACAAACTTTTATCTATATCTGGACTTAACTTGTATGTTAATCCATTATCTAAGGCTGATGGTGAGTTAATAAGATCAGTAAATGTTAAGTCTGAACCATTCGGAGCTAAGAGAAAACGAAGAGGATATTCTAAGTATCTAGGCACACCAGACGCTAGTCAAGTTAATACTCTTTTTACTTGGCAAAAGGACGATGGAACTACTATTTATAACTATCGTGCTTCTGGGTCGGCTCTTTATTATTCAGCTCAGGGAACTGGTGATTGGACTCTAGCAGTAAACGGAACAATTACAAATGACGCTCATGTTGGTCAAGCTGTACTTGATGATACGCTAATTGTCTGTGATGGTGCTGGAGCAACTAGACACACCACATCAGGAACTTCTTTTACTAATACTAGCCTTGCACCTGTAGCGGTAGATTTAGAAGAATATCAGGGTAGAATTTACGCCGCTGGTACAGCTTCAGATCTATTTTATTCAACTACCAATGACGCCACTAATTGGGAAACTACAGGAACAAGTGATTCTTCAAGTTTTAAAGTGCCTGACGCTGGTAAATTAAGTAGGATTTTTAAGTCAAATGATAGATTAATTGCGTGTAAGAATAGTGGAAAAATTTTCAAATGGGATGGCTATTATTTAATCGATACAGCCTCTAACTTAGGGCCAAGCTCTCCTTATAGCGTAGCTGAAACCGAAGGATACTTCTTTGGAATGAATAGAAAAGGATTCTTTGGTGGGTATGGATCTAATAAACCTCAGTTATTATCTAATGCTCTTCAATCTCAAATTTACAACGATGCAGGAAATGGAATAGTGGGAACAGTTTTTAATAACGCCCCTGCTGAAACATTTAGATATGATTATTTATGCAGTGTCGGTTCTGTTACCGATGATCTAACAGATAAAACAGTATCAAACTGTATTATGAAATATAACTATCAGCAAAATGAGTGGTTAAATTATAGCTTTGCACATAGACCAACTGCCTTTAATTCTTATGTTGACGCCGATGGAGATGAACAGCTAATCTTTGGTGATTCAAGCGGTCAATGTTATAAATTAGACACTTCTTATACAGATGATGGAGAGCCAATCGAAGCGGTGATGGAATTTGTCATTCACATGGGAAATCCTCAATATAGTAAAGAGTGGCAAAATTTATATGCTTTTTTTAACCCAGGCAATCAATGCAAAATTCAAGTGGCCTATGCTGATACGTTTACCAAAGAGAGAAAACAATGGTTTGAGGTAGGTGATTGTTCTGATGGAGTAGCGGAGTTTAGACTACCTGCTCCAGCAAGAAGCAAATTATTATTTATTAAAGTATACGAGCGATCTAAAGACGCACCCTTTACTTTTTATGGGTTCTCTGTAGACGCCGATACAATCATGAACTAATGGAATTAAACGAGTTTTTACAACCACTAAACGCCCCCGTAACGCAATCTAGTCAACAAGTAACTGGATATGATTTTCTTTCTAACAATGAAAGAGGTGCTTTAATCTCACAGAGTATGTTTGGAACGGCAGTTATAGGTGGTGTAAACATAAAAGATGCAGCAATAGGAAGTGCAAATATTCAAGACCTAGCGGTAACAACAGCTAAGCTTGGGAGTGCGTCAGTTACTTCTATAAAAATAGGTGGTACTGCAGTTACTAATGATAAAATAAGTTCAGTTGGAGCTAATAAATTATCAAGCGGAACAATATCATCTCAGATAGCTTTAGGATCAGCAAATATTTTGCTTGATGGGACTAATAACAGAATTTTAATATATGATGGAACAGCAAATAGAGTAGCTTTAGGAAATATATGAGCTATAAATTAGTTATTACTAAACCAGGATTCGATGCTACATCTGGAACGGTTGCAGATAAGAATAAGATTTTTGATAGTGATTTAAATCATTTAAAAACAGCTTTTTCTGGAAGTACAAATTTAACTGCTACTGCCTCTAATTTAAGTTATGGCACAATTTCTCATAATTTAGGGTATGTTCCGCTTTCACTTTCTTATTTTAAAACCAATCAAAGTGGAAATGATTATTTGATCACGATGTCTAATACAACTTCTGAGAATAGGCCATTTAATAGTATGAGTGTGTCTGCTTATTGTGATATGGCTAATGTTTATTTTATGTTTAATAATAAATCAGGAAGTGCTGGGACAGCTAATATATTATATGAAATATTTTTCGAGGGTGAATAATGGCTTATAAAATTTTAGTCTCAAAACCAAGTAAAAATGTTTTAACAGCTACTTCTCCAGATGATTTTTATTTAAATAGCGATTACCCGCTTTTAAAAGTACATTCATCAGGAACATTTAGTTTTTCTACAGCAACAGGTAGCGTAACTATAAATCATAATTTAGGATACAAACCCTTTGTTTTGGTTTTTTCACAATTTTCAGATTATAATTTTTCAACTGGATCAGAGTTTAGGACAAATGAATATTATCAACATGACTGGACTATTAATGGTGCAAGTTGGCAGTGGGAAGGAACGACTAAAATTTATGACAATTCTATTGTAATATCAGTAGGGAACACGGGATCAGGTTCAGCATTAACTATTAGCGGTATTTATTTTATATTCAAAGACGAAGTATGATAGGAATGAAAGTATCTAAGCCAGGATATAATGTACTTACAACAAGTAATGCTAATTTGTCATTTAGTAGTCAATTGGCTACGCACTCTATTTATAACGTAGCTTCACTTACAATTCCTTCTGCTGGAACTGCTGGGACGATTTCTCATAATTTAGGATATATACCAAAAACATGGATTTTTCAGGAGATTGGAAGTGGAACTGCGTCATATATGCGAAGAATACCTGTAATTGATGACACAAATGGGCATATAGATTACACTATAGGAACTGCTAATATTACTGTAAAAACTTTGTGGGTTTCATCAGATACTGATTATAAGGTAATAATTTTTACAAGGAGTCCAAACCCATGATAATTTTTTATCAAAATGACGGAAAAATAGTTGGTTCAATTTCAGGAAGAATGCACTCCAAAGAAGAATTGAATATGTGGATTGGTAATGCAGATAATAGACTGATTGTAAATTGGGTTAAACAAGGTAATGATTTTGTACCAGAGCAACAACCTACTATATTTAACAGATTAGAAAATCATAAAGCTAATTTATACGATTACAAAGTTAAAAACAATAAGCTAGTTAAGT